ATGATCGGAAAAAAGTTTAGACATCGTAGAATTATACTTTCTTTCCGCAACCTGACCAACATTAGCGCCACCGGACATTAATAGCGTCATAGCTTGTAATCCTGTCTGTACGCCCTTGATGATGTTCATTGAAAAGAATCCGATACTTTCCCAGGTTTCCTTCCACCATTTCTTCATCTGAACAACTTTGCCTTCCATTGTGTTCATTCCCTCAGAGGCAAACTTTCCATATTTTTTATTCAGAATATCAACAGCGTCACCGTTCGCTAATTGAGTCTTTGAAAGGTCTTTTATTTCTCCGGCAAGCCTTCCAAGCCCTCTAACTTGCCCCTCGTATGTTCCATTAAGGGCAAGCATCATAGAGTTTAAATCTTTCCCAGTTACACGACTAAGGCCCATTGCCGCTTCGATCATCTTTCTGGTTTCAATCTCAGTCCTTCCAAGCTCAAGCCCTAAGTTTATTGCCGATGCAATCTCATCTTTTGAAAATAAGGTTGTTTGGAAAAGCTGTTCCTTTAACCGGATCATTCTTTCCGTTGCCTGTGCGTTTCCCTCAAGAGCAAACCTTAACAGCACCTGTCCCCTCTCCTCTGCCATTGCGTCTTTTATTCCGTCTGCCATTAGGTCTTTCAGCTTCCCAAAGGCCATGACCGCTACACCTACCGCACCACCGGCAAATAGCATCTGACCAAGTGCGGATTTCATTGAAGCCCCGAACCCGGAAGTTGATGTAGCTGTCTGGTTTAATGCGGAATTTGCTTGCTTTAATTCAAGTTCTAATCGATTTATCCCGGCTGCTACCTGACCGCCTATTGCTGCATTCTTTTGTTCTTCTGCGGTTAATGCTGCAAACCTTGCACGTTCAGCGTCAAGCTGTCGGTTCAGCTCTGCAACGATCATAGTGTAGTTTCCTACATTTCGCTGGTGATTTCCAATTGATGCGTCAAGCCTTTTAATCTCTGCGTCCTGAGTTTGAATCCGGTTTAATAAGACTCCTCCAACAGCAGCGTTATCTCTTTCGGCCTGGGTAAGGTCCCGGTACCTTTGACGAGCGTTGCCAAGTTCAAGGTTCATCCGGGTCATGGAACCTTCTGCACCTTTAAAAGCGATTGCCTGAGACTCTACCTGCTTCTTTAAAACAGTGCTTTCCTGGGATAAGGCTTTACTCTTTATTTCAAGTGCACCAAGTTGTGAGTGATACTCTTTTGTTTCTACTGCGCCTTTATTATAAGCCTTAGTCAGTTCAGAAATTTCATTCTTGACTTTCGAAAGTTCATCCTTTACCCTTCCGAGTCTTTCTACGTCTTCAGTTATTCCCTGAATCTCGACCTTAAATAATAGTTCGTTCATAACATATATTTTATTGTCAGCTTATTAACCACTCCGGCGGGTGCGTTTGTGAAATGTGTTTTAAAAGTATTATAATAAGCTGCCGGAGCTACATTTAAAGCATCGAAATTCCGATCCCTGAGCGCAAATTTTGTATAACCAGTTTTGTTGATCCACGCCCTTCCGTCTGTATTTAAAATTACCCTTCTCAATCCAAGCGCACCGGATAGCGATTTCCCAAACGAAACGGTATTGAAATGGTGAAAGTCTGCTCCCGTCAATGTGTCCCCCTGTGTTCCTCCAAACACTTCTATCTCCTGAGAAGCATCACCCGATGTTTTATAAATGTCAAGATATGCTTCAATTATAGTCGCCGCCGAAGGAATAACAGAGGTGTCGAAATACAGGAATCCTCTTTCGATATAAAAATATGTTTGAAAGAGAAATGATCCAACGCCGTACTTATATGCCAATCCAGTGGAATCTGGCACATATAATGTACCCGACGTTGCAGTTCTTACATCATACCAGTACAATGCGTGAGCATAAACGACGCCATTCTTATATGCACCTGATGTAATTAAGTTATAAATGTCGAGCTCGTGAACCTGCGGAATGACTGTCTGAAAACTATTGTCGTTATCAGTTATAAGAACGACCTTTGAAGTTTTATTCAGCCCTGCTTTGTATTCAGAAATAGACTCTAATCTACATTTAGTATTGTTAAAAATATGCTGAAAATAAATGAGTGATCGGAAGTCTTTTATAACCGTGTCATCAGGGCAAATGATCCTTTGAATGTCGGCTGCAGTGATTTTAAAATATGCCGTTATTTTTCTTGACTCGTTTAGTGTTCTGACATAGTTAGCGTAATACCTTGCGTATAATTCCCTTTCAATTGCCCGGTTATCGAACAGCAGTGAATTATCATTTGTAGTATCTTTATCATAAGAGCAAAATAGAGGATAATAAGATTGTCCTACTTCTTCAAATTTCCATAGGTCGCCCATGCTTCTTTCGCCTGCGAAATAAAGAATCCTGGGTACATATTCATCTGTCTTTTCAGGGATCGCTTCACCCTCTTCGGGTTCTTTCCAAATCTTTGGAAGGTAGCTTTCTTTCAGTCCGATGTTATCAAAAACATCCATGAGGGTAGCAGCAAAAAGCGGATTCTCTATTTTCTTTTCCTCGCTCGGAGAGAACTTATTTGTTAGCTCTGCCATGTACTCAGAGAAATTCCATCCCTGAATCCTTGATTTTTCACTCAGCCCCCAGTCGTTTGAGTCGTCTTTATATTTAAAGATCAGTTTCTTTGAAATATCCGCCCCTAACTCCTCATAAGAAACTGCTTTGCTTATGTCGAGTTTATCAGTTAGGTCAATGAACTGAGTAGTTAAATAAAACGAATCCCTGGGTTCTATGTAAACCTTTTTCATGTTTACATCTGTGAAAAAATACAGGTTGAAAAGATGCCGGATTGCCTTTATAAAATCCAACTGCTTTATGTCGGGCAAATGGTTTCCCGGAATGATCCAGGAACCTTTTATGATTTTGTTCGACACAGTCGCCTCTAAAAATGTATCATCAACTGATACAGTTATGTCGCATGTAGAGGAAACATTTAGTCCTACTTCAACATAATCGGCAAATCCAAGCCTTAATTCTGCCTCCTGTTCAAGCGTAACATAATCTCCACCTCCGTCCATTGTCACCGATACCTGTTTTCGGTTCATACTCGTTGCTATCACCCCATTCACTCTCATATAGCAAGAAACATCAGAGGTTTCAGCCCCAACCTGCTTTATCTTAAATGATGCCTTGAAAACGACCAGCATCGCTTGTGTTGTGTAAAACCTTGAAATCGTCGTATGATGTGATTTTACATCGCTTATGACATTTGTAAAGGGGAATGGGAGTATTGATGTAAAATTTGTATGAGTGTAATTAGCAAGCAGTCCGACTTTAGCGTAATTGTCTTCGGCGAACCCTTCGGGATAGGTTTCTTTACCGGGAAGGATAAATAGTGCCTTAAAAAATGCCGACTCAGTGAATACACTTGAAATCACATACCCGGCTAACGAAAATATCTTTGTAAACACTTCGTAAACGGAAATCAGAAGAGGGATCTCTTCTACTGCTACACTTCCGTTTTTTACCCTGATTTTCCCGCTTGAATCACCTGCAAAATATGTATATACAAGTAAATAGGTTTCCGTAATTGTGTTAATGACATGAACGGTATTGTAAGCCGAAATAGAGAACCCCGTACCGTAAATAACATCGCCAGCATGCAGGTTTGTTCGTAATCCGTGTACTGTATTGTTTCCAACAAATATCATCTTTGCCAAACCGCCATCGTCTTCAATGCTTTCTATTTCAACTTCACCACCGGTATATCCAAAGTTTACAAGGCCATAAGCATACGGTAAAGTTCCAGAGTGGCTTGCTGCGATATTCGTTGCATTCTTTTCATGCGGACTACCGAGGTCAATTCCCATCAAATCTTCTTCTTTGGCTGTCTGAACCCAATCACCCGAACTACCTATAATCGTTATTTCAAACTCAATAAAGTTTTTTGTCCGGATGATATTTTTAAGATTAACAACCCCTGAAATGATAGTAGTTCCTGACTCTGAAAGTTCACCTTTGAATGATACTTTTTGCCCGTTAAAATCCTTTACATCTACATTATCGGGATATTTAAAGATTTTCCGGTTATTGTTTGTCCCGGGAAGTTTGATAGTGCTGGTAGTAGGATTTGTCCTGCCGTCTATATCATTGATATCAGAAATTGAATAAGATAGGTTCGGCACAAATTCCGTCCCGTCGTAAACATCTGCAACCTGATCATCTATGATTAGTTGATACTTAGCCATTCTGAGTTAAAAATCCGTTAGCATAAACAAACTTTATTTTCATCTGAAAAAGTTCAGCCTTTTCGGTTACATGTTGTTTTGTTGATATTACAACAGGTGTTAATGAGGCTGAAACCTCGTTACCTATTACCCAATGTTCCGGCGATCCTAAGAGTGTTTTTAGCCAAGCAATAGTATCAGGATGTTCGAAGTTAGATATAGCTTCAATTTCTTCATTCATGTCTGCTCTTAATACACCAAGCCCCCGATCCTGTCCGGTGAACTCCTGTGTAAGGTCTTTCATGTAGTTTGATCGATCAACAGCAACCTCTGCATTTCTTTGACCTGTGAAAGTGTAGTAATCAATTCCACCCAAAGAGTTCAGCCACCCCATCCGGATCGGTGATAGATAAGCTGTCTGATCACAAAGAAAAGTTCTTATTTCGGTTATTCTTGAGCCGCCAGTTTCTAACCAGGCTTCCATCTTTTTAAGTGCTGTAAAAGTTTCTCCGACCGGGCGTGAAACTAATAGCGTGAGCCTGTTACCTATCGTTGTAACAGGATAGGTAAGCGTAGCTGTTGTACCGGCAAGGCGGGTAACTTTTATTTTACCGCTTACACTCATACCGTCGGTGATGGTAAAAATGCTAAGCTCTTCCCATTCCAACTCCCTGATCTTTTTTATCAGCGGAGCCTTCGTTAAAAATTTATAATATAGTGTTGCCATTACGGTGCTCCCGTTGCCATTAGTCCATGATTCCGAAGTACCGCTTTGATACGTCCAAGATCGTCTATTATGTTGTTCAATAGACCTTGAACCTCCGTGTTGCTGAACGGTGCTGAAACAACAACATCATCCAGATCAGCTACGTCGGCTTCTTGTGCGCCAACCAGCTTAACGCCATTCACCATATAACCATGTGTGTCGTCGTTGCAGTTGATAGACCCCATTTCGATTACCGCCGCCGCTTCATCTAACAAAACTACATGGTCAACAATGACGTCAATCAACGCCGCTAAGGTCGTCGGTGTTATGGCCCCGGTTGTGTTCTCGTAAATTACCGCTGTAATTTCCGCTATTAATTCTGCTCTTGTCATATAATTAATTTTAAGAAAATGCTGGTGAAAATGCTAATGAAGTTGCCTTGCCGGCTGTTCCGGGGATGATATAATCATTCAAGTCATGGTCATCCTCGACCTGCCAGATTGAGTTAGTTGCTTTAAATATTCCAGATGTTACCGATCTGTACTCGGTCGGAAACCCATTCGAATCGTAGTAAACTTCCGTGAAAACGACCTTGTATTCGAGGATTGAATTATTACAGGCTGTAATAATTGATGCTGCCGGAAGCGTTATCTGGCGATCAAAAGAGAGCTGTGTTTGAATAACATTCGAAACATCGAAAACGAAATAAGCTGTTCCCTTGTATTTCTTTTGATACTTCGTTGCTAAATATGTAAAAGTCGCAGTTACATCATTGCGAGCGTATATCTCTGCTTTTATCTGAAGTTCAAGAGCGCCAACGCTACTTGTCAGCCTGAAAATCAAAGGCCGGTAAGCGGATGAAATGTACCCCGGGTTCCTTTGAATGTTGAAATATGTTTGACTTGCCATATGTTAGTATTTGCTGTAATTAGTTTCTCTGACTTCTCTGATTATGTTCGATAATTCGATATTATAAAACCCATCAACAAAATTTCTTACCTCTGAAAATATTTTATCCTTGTTCTTTTCAAGAGTTCTGGAAACAAACATCTTTTTACCTTCATCTTTGTTTGTCGGGATTCCGTTTTTCCAGATTGAATACTGAACTGCCCAGGCTATTTGAACTGCCCTTTTTCCTGATGCTATTCCTTTCACCTGAATCCATCCAACAAGAGCCTGAATAGGTACTCTTTTTCCTCCCGGCTTCCGTCCCCAGTCTACATACTTCGAAATCTCAGATCCCTTTCCTTCAATCGTTAATCCGTTTGCAGACTTTAAGACAGCGACTTTAATAGAGTCCCTGAGCCTGCCCGTTGCAACATGCCCCTGCCTTTCAAGCTCACCCTTTAATTCTGATTCGAGAAAATCGCAAAGGGGCTGTAATAATGTTTCAGTATTAGCAGTCATCTACTCTAACTTTAAATGTACATTCGATCCAGAGAACCTGATCGGGTAATAACTGACCTTCGCCCCCCGAGTTATAACTTACTGAAACATCTCCGACAATCTGAAAATCCGCAGGCGTAGCCGACTGCATATATTTTATAATCGCTTTATTGTAAACATCCAGGTCAGCCCAAATAACCTCTCTTTCAAGGTCGGTTGCTGTATCTCCACTTACACCCTTATCCTGATGACAGATATACCACTTAATGTCAAATTCCCTGTAACGCCAATTCCGGGTATCAGGAACCTTGTAGGACGGAGGGTTAATGACCATCAGATCATAAGCAGTCTGGCCGGTTATAGACTCCCAGATATACCCTGTCCTAATCGTGTGAATCTGAGTTGCCGCCGTGTGTACAGCCGCCCTTATCAGGATCATTACTGCGTTTATATTCATCTACTTTATATTTGTATTCAAACTTTAATCCTTTCAGGTGTGTTCTCGCCGAACTAACCAATTCCGATACGCAGAAAGCGTCAAGAATGTAATCGATCATTTCAATTCTGCCCTGTAATTTAGCTATCTCCAATTGACTCATTTTCTGCTTCTATTTTTGCGATCTTATAACTCAACGCTGACAGGAAATCATACAGTTTCATTTGTTCGACGTACTTAATATTTTTCACATCATCACCGGCTAAAAACAATATTCTGCCATACCACCCAAACGATTCTAAGTCTGTTGATCTTTTCCCTTTTGAACCTCCTTTTGAAGCGAAGATATTAGGACGGACTGACCGGCAATAACTAAAGGAGCGATCAAAGAAAAAAAAACATCCCAGGTTAAATCCATGGTTAGTTTCTTAAACCTTTCAGCCCTTTCAAGTGATACCTTTTCGTTATACTCTTCTCCTTCCGGACGGCAAAGAATAGAAATTAGGTTTGCCACCCTTGCAAAATCCCTGTCCTTTGTCATCGCTGAAACATGAATTAACAGGTCCGCACTCTCTGTAAACTCCAGAGCAGAAATGTCTGCCATCGGTACTGACTTCCCGAAAATCGTTTTATTTGTCGGAAGTAAAAACCTTTCACCCTCAAAGTCGAAATAGGTAATGTCAATCGGTTTATAGTTCATCGGAGTGAAGTACATACCCTCAACGACTGGCTTCAGGTAAGAATGATAAAGCGTCTTAATCGAAACTACATCGGTCTTTAGAACTACTTCATGAGGTATATCGGACAATACCTCTAACACCTCAGAGAAGTACCCGGGAATGGCTTTAAATTGATCCTCAATACTTATTTCCTTCGTTACTTCATCCACCTTTTTGTTGTACTCCTCTTCCGGCAGGTGCGATGACTGAAAAGAAACATCGTAACACTTTTTTAAAGAGTCGGGTATTTTAATGTTCAACACACTTGCTGCCTCCTGGATAGTGATATCCTTCCAGTCGTTTTTGATCTGGTAATCCTTGCCGTTAATCTTTACGCTTATCATCCGAGGTATGGGGTTAGCGATTTTTCAACTTCTGTCAGGGACCTCTTTGCATTGACAACACGGGTAAGACTCATCCCACGTTCACGCATCCGGATAGAGAGGATTTCCGCAAACTTAATAGCGTTCTGAACTGCATTGATTACCTCTTCCGTTGCGTCAACAATAGGATCGGTCTTTTCCGGTTCCGGCGTTTCTTCCGGTACTGATTCTATCGGTATATTATCTTCTACAAACTCCGGTAGTGGTTCATTTTTGGATTGAACGACCTTTTTTACTGGTCTTCCCTTTTTTACTTGCTTTGCCATTTTACTTGTTTTTAGTTAATACTCCATCTGGTTATTTTGGCGGTTATGTTTAATTCAAAATACATTCTCATTAATAAGGCATCGGAATAGTCTGGTGACCTACCAATTCGTTCCTTTACTGCCTCTTTGTTCAATAGTGATAGCTTTCCCTCGCTGTCAACATTGCTATCTTTTAGTTGTTCTAACTCTTCGATTATCAAAGCCTTTAAATTATCATCCGGGCAATTGATAAAGATTTCTGCATTGTTAATCTTTTCAGCTAATTTAAAACCACATTCGGATTTAAGGTTTGAGTAATTACCTTCAATTGCTTTAGAGTTGTTAACAAATCCTTTACAGGAAAGTTGATCAACCACACCGCCACCTACGCCATCCTCGTCAACTATCACCCTCGACATTGGAATTTTATAACTGTTTGCAAGTGCCTTGATCTGTTTTGATGTCTCTGTTGTAAGCGCCTTTTTTAAGGTGACGATCTTCTCAACCCGCTTTCCTGACCAAACCATTACAGTGGTATTGTCCTTTCCTTTTCTTGCTATGTCGGCAGAGATATAACCAACTCCATTTTTTACATGTTCATTCTTAAATAGGTCAAGGATATTATCGTAGTCAATCAGTACGGCGGGATCATCATCATACTCCCAGTTTCCAAATAAAAGCCTTTCCCTTTCGTTAACAGTAAGTGTTTTTAAAAGGTGATCCACGTATCCGGCTGGAAGTTTCTTATTATCCTGAGGGTACGCCTGAACGAATTTGCGCCAATTTTCCAGGGTTCCTTCTTTCGACTTCTTATAAAAGTCTTTGTAAAGAAAGTTCTTTGAAGGATTACAGGTTATTAAAAGTTTAGCCGGGATCGGTTGCGGAAAATCAAAGTTTTTCCAGCGTCCAATTGAGGCTGATAGGTTGCTCTTGGCGGCCAACTCAAATTCACCACCCTCCTCTATCCAGCCCCTTGTCATTTGCATTGACCCAAAACGCTGGTAAAGTGGATCAGAGGGCATGTACTTAGCCTCAATGAGAAATACTTTTGATCCGTTATGAAGCTGAAAATAGTTATCCTGTCCGTTGAATTTATAATACTCCCGGCCAACTCCATAATTTTCCAACACCTCATAAATGGAGGGTAATGTATATTTTCTCAAGTCGTTTAACGACTTTCGGGCAATGAAATAAAGTGTTTCAGGATAAATAAGCGCATCTGCAAATATCAACGAACACCCCAGGTAAGACTTTCCAGATCCCTTTGATCCCCCGTAAACAATTTCGGTAGTTTCAGAATCAACCCAGTATTTGCATACTTGTTTTTGCTTTTCATTTCCGTTGGTTCTGAAGACTATTTCCATCTTATTTTCAGTGGTGTTTCCTATACTGGACGAATGAGACTAATCTATTCATTTTCAATAGGTTTAAAAATCAGTCAACTTTCATCCCGGTGATCTGTTTTATGTCAATGGATCCAGATAACTCCGCTTTATCAGCAAGCCCCAAATCACGAGCGATTATGTTTGCATTCAGAAATCCGGCAGCTGCCCCTGTAAACTTCTGATTGTAGATTATTTCCCTTATGTGCGTGATGACTTTAGAGAAATCTTTACTCATTTTGTCTTCTTTTCCCTTTAGATTACCTTCGAATTGAGCAAAGTAAACCGTGTTACAGTCAAGGTATAATGACAATCCATGCAGGGTATACGCTCTCATTCTTGGAAGTTTGACCTGAGTAGCGTCTTTTCCTTTGAAGTCAATTTCAATTAATGGGTGCTTATCACACCATTGAAAATACTCGCATGCAGCCTCTAACATTAACTTTGGGGTGGCAAATAATTTATCCCTGCCGTGCTTTGATCTTATTTTCCAGAATTGATTTCCTCTTGGAGCGGCCATTTTTCTTTTTTCAGAGTTTACAAATGTAATCAATTTACAACCTTTTTCTTTTATTTATTTTACCCGGTTATTTCCTTCAATCTTTCAATCTCTGATTTGATATGAGGTTTTCTCAGGTTCTCAGTAGCAATCTCACATAAGCAATTTTTACTGTACCCGGCCGACTTTGCGGCTTGTGTTCCGTTGTACCCGTTTTTGATGAAATAAACA